TACCATAGTTGGGGAATTTTGGTTTTTACTAAATTTAACCATTACATGTAAGGTATCCTTCATATTTGATAGGATTTTAACTATGTTAAATTTTAATGGGGTTTTAACTAAAAGGTGTTCTTCTTGTAGTCTTGTGGCAAAGTAATTACTGACACATATCTCTTTATCCACCTCTACAGGAATTTTTCTATAGTTATGTTGGATATACTCAATTTGTTTTTGGGTAGGTTTAATACTACTTGAATTCTTAAATCTGGCTTTAAGAGTTAGTAAATAGTCGTTCTTACCTTCGTAAGTCTTAACTAAAGATATGTAATCTTTTATACGGTTTGGATCCAGCATGCATTAATTATATTATATTGATCAATTAAATAATTATTAGTTATTAATAGTTATTAGTGGCGTGCTTAATGCTAAAGATTAATTATAACTAAGTCAAGAGTATTTATAGTATATGGAAAATAAACAAAACCAGCAGACTAAAGTACCTATTACCAGATTAAATAAATTCTTTGATGATCAAGATTTTGATTTAGAAGTTGATTTTGGTAGGGAATATATGGAGGGAGACCTTCATATGTCCGTTGTATTATTTAGTATAGACATTGAAGAAACAGATACTGATGATGTCTACAAAGAAGTTAATGCAGAGAATGTTAGATTTTTTCCACCTGTAGAATTATTAGTTAATTTAGAATTAGCGGTCGGTGAAAATGCAACTTATAACCCTAATGGGTCATTAAGATATAGAGATTTTGGTAATTTAACATTTAATGTATATGAAAAACAATTACAAGAAAAAGAAGTTGATATTAAATATGGTGATTATATTGGATATCGATATACTGAAAGTGATATGAAGTTTTGGGTTGTTGTTAATGATGGTAAAATTAATGCGGACAATGAACATACTATATTTGGTTATAAAGGAGCGGTTAGAACAATTGAATGTACTGTTGCCGACCCTAATGAATTTACAGCAATTTAATAATGGGAATACCTAAGAAATTTTTGAAAAACGTAAAACTAAAGGAACGAGCTCGTAATCACGAGAGGAGATTAGAATTATGGGAAGAAGGATGGAATGCTAGTGGTACTTTTGTACCTAAAGGTGTTTTATATGAAGATATGGATAGGGATTTTATTAAATTCGTGGAAGAAGACCTAATTTTAACTTTAGATGGTAAAAGAGTTCCTGTATTTTTTTTAACAATACAAAGATGGGCTGAATTTGCAAGAACGTGGCAATTTACAGATAAGGATAGAAATGTACAAATTCCATTTGTTACGATAGTTAGACAACCAGACATACAATTTGGAACAAATCCAGTTACTCAATATACAATACCACAAAAACAAAGATTTGACTATATGAAAGTTCCCAACTACGATGGTGACTCAGTAGGTGTTGATGTTTATAAAATTCCCCAACCTATAGCTGTTAATCTAACATATGAAGTTAGATTCTTTTCGTATAGAATGAGAGAGATAAACAAGTTTAATAAAATTGTAATGCAAGCTTTCCAGTCAAGACAAAAATACATTAATTGTAACGGACACTATTTTCCAATTATATTAGAAAGTATTGGAGATGAAAGTACAATAGATCAGTTTGAACAAAAAAGATTCTATGTCCAAAGTTTTGAAATGCAACTATTAGGTTATATTATGGATGAAGATGATTATGAAGTTACACCGGCTATTAAAAGAGTTGTTACTTTATTTGAAACAGAACCACAAGTAGTACCTAGTCTTAATGTAACAGACGGATTAGATTCTGGAAGAAATACAGAAGAATATGACATAACAATGTTTTGGGAAGTTGGTATGTCAGACAATTTCCCTGGTATAACCACACTATCAAATCCAGTTAAAGTAACAAGTAGTGCTTTACTTACCACAGCCACTCTTCAAAATGTCAGAGATTGTGAAACGATAAATAGTGATTGTAGTGCTCATAGTCCTAAAATTTACATTAGTACGGATAATGGGGTTAGTTTTATGGGTCAACCATTACCAATACAAGTATTACCAGATTATCTACTTTATTTTAATGGATTAGTAATAGATGAAGAACAGGACGCTAGTGTAACTCTACGTGGTTACATAAATAAAATCTAATCATCATATAAGTCATCTTTTTTATTGTAACGAATATTAGAACAAGTTTGTCTAATTAACTTTTCTACAAAGGCAAACATTTTTAGACCATTCTTTTCACAATAACTTTTTAATATAGAATGAGTCTTAGTGTCGATTTTAAGGTTTTTATTACGTTTTAGTTTATCCATATATAAATAAGTATGAAAAAAGTATGATTCTTTTCATACTAGACATAAAAACCCTTCGTACTTTGCTAAAAGCAAGAGTATTTATTATAAAACCAAAGAATAATAAAAAATTATAAAAAAGAGTAAAACATGGCAAATCAAGTAGTAGTATCACCAGGAGTTTATACATCAGAGAAGGACCTTTCGTTTGTTGCTTCTAGTGTTGGTATAACACGTTTAGGTATGGCGGGTGAAACATATAGAGGACCTGCGAACCAACCAATATTCGTAGGAGACTATGATACATATAAAACATATTTTGGACCACAAAAAACAGAACAATATTGTTTATCACAACCTTGTGCAGCGGGTTCAACAAAACACCCAAGATATGAAGCAACATATATAGCTAGAGCTTATTTAAGTGAGTCAAATAATTTATGGACTACACGTATATTAGGTAGTACAGGTTATGATGCAACAGAGGGTTTAGTAATTAATTTAGGTATTGGTACAACTAATACTGGTGCGGCAGGACAACAAGTACAGTCAACAAGAAGACTGTCAGCAACAACGGCTTGTGTAATTAGAGCTAGAAAATATTACGGGGCGTCAACATTCAATCAACCAAATATTCATATTGGTGTAGTACCAACACAAGGTTTTGACACTTACGCTAATAACGCAGCTTCACCTACATACGCAGCTAATGGATTTATGATTGGTGGTAGTGGTACGGCAGGAGCATTAATCGCAGGAGGTGCGTGGGCAAATGCAACAGGAGACTTTACAATCGCAGCTAAAAGACAAGCTTTCGCAGGTGTAGGTGCAGCAGACGATAGATACTTAGTTAGTTTTAACCCAAATAGTAATAACTATATTACAAAAGTTCTTGGAACTAATCCTTACTATGACCAAAACAACCCAGACCAAAGACTTTACGTTGAACAAATTTATATTAACGCAGTTAAACAAATGGGTAAAGAATGGGGTGGTTCAGCGGCTAACAACTATTTAGATGTTATTGAAGATATGTCGTTCTTTAATCTACAAACTACTTGGAAAAACTATACGGACACTTGGCAACCAACAGCAACACCAGATGGACCACAAACTCCGTGGATTTATTCTGAGGTTAGAGGTACTGAAATAGTTAAATTATTTAGACTTATTCTAATATCAGATGGTGATACAGCTAACGACTTCTTAAAATTCTCAATTCTTAACATAGACATTGATAATAAAACATTTGATATTGCGATTAGAGCTTATGGAGATTCTGACGCTAAACAAGTGATATACGAACAATATAAAAATATAAGTCTTAACCCTATCAGTCAAAATTATATAGGTAAGAAAATTGGTACATTAAACGGAGAGTACGCATTAAGATCACGTTATATAATGGTTGATATTGATGAAAATTGTCCAGTAGATGCAGTACCTGCGGGTTATGAAGGATATCCAACAACAAATTCTTCAGGTAACTTTGGTAACTTAAGTGGAAGAACTCAATCTCAAGGAACAGGTGCGGCTGACGGATTAGCACTTCACTCAAGAGTAGAACCTTTTGCTTATTATAATGTTTCTTATGATTTAGTTGCTGATAATATCAGAAAGACTTATCTAGGTTTAGGAAGTAAAATGGGTTGGGACCAAGATATGTTCGATTATCATGGGTGTGCGACTAACGGTACAAACTCAGGTGGAGACAGAACATTATGTGCGGCGGCTTGGTCAGGTAAAACTTATGGTTTCCATATGGATACTAGAGCTTCTGGTAGCACATTCTTACAAAATACAAATGCTGGAGATTACAGAGTATGGTTCTCAGGTTCTGTTGGAACTTTCCCATTCTATGCAACTTCATCACAATATACTGTAAACGGATATTACGGACCTAATAGTTCAAATTCCGCAACATCAGCTAAAAATGTTTACTATAATAAAAAATATAGAAAATTCACTGTATTCCCTTATGGGGGACATGATGGATGGGAACCATATAGGTCAGTACGTAGTAATACGGATTTATGGAAAGAAAACGCAACTTATTACACTGCGGGATACGGTTCAGGAGCAACAGCAGTAGCGGCTTCAGGAGACTTCCAGTTTAATAAAACTTCTGATTGGTACGCTTTCCAAACAGCTATTCATAAATTTGCTAATCCAGAAGAAACTGATATAAATCTATTTGCAAGCCCAGGTATTGATTATACTAATAACTTAACTTTAGTTAACGATACTATTGAAATGGTTGAAGATGATAGAGCAGATTCTTTATATATTGTTACATCACAAAACTATAAAGACCAAGGAGTTGAAAATGCAGTTGACGCTTTAGATGACGCAGACATTAATAGTAATTATGTGGCAACATATTGGCCTTGGATACAATACAATGATACAGAAAATAACGTTAGACTATATTTACCACCAACTTGTGAAGTATTAAGAAATATGGCAATTACTGATAATGTTGCTTTCCCATGGTTTGCGACAGCAGGTTATAACAGAGGAATTGTTAAGGCTAACAAGGTAAGAAAAAATCTGACACAAGATGATAGAGATGATTTATATGAAGCTAGGATTAATCCAATTGCAACATTTACAGCAACAGGACCTGTTATTTGGGGTAATAAGACCTTACAAACAGCAATGTCTGCACTTGATAGAATTAATGTTAGAAGATTACTTCTTAGAGCAAGAAAATTAGTATCAGCAGTTGCGGTTAGATTAATATTTGAACAAAATGACGAAATAGTAAGACAAGAATTCTTAAGTTTAGTTAATCCGATTCTTGAAGATATCAGAAGAGATAGAGGTTTAACAGACTTTAAGGTGGTTCTTTCTAACGACCCAGAAGAAATTGATCAAAACAAGTTGACAGGTAAGATTTTTATTAAACCAACTCGTTCATTAGAGTTTATTGAAATAGAATTTAATATTACACCTACCGCTACAAGTTTTGATGATATATAACATAGATTAAAACTTTTAATATAAATGGCGAATCAAGTTTCATTGTCTCCAGGAGTATATATTTCTGAAAGAGAACTTACATTTAGTACACCAACTGTAGGAGCTACAACTTTAGCTACTGTGGGTGAGACCTTAAGAGGTCCGGCTCAACAACCTATTTTTGTACAATCATATGATGAATATAAAACCTATTTTGGTGGACTAGACACAACAATCTTTTCAGGGACATCAATCCCAAAATACGAACAATCTTATATTGCTAAAGGATTCCTAAGTGAATCCAACTCCCTATTTGCGGTTAGACCTTTAGGTTACGCCGGATATAACGCAGGTAACGCTTGGAACCTAATTGTAAGTTATGTACCAAATTATGATAATGTAATGAGGGCATATGGAGGTGGATGTACGGCTGGACAATGTGGTGAAGTAAGTGCCAATCAATTTGGGGGAACAGGAATACCAATGTTAGATCCAGATGGTAATGCAATAAGTTCAACAGTACCATCAATATATGCAGGGGCTGGACCAGCCGCTCAACCAGGTATGTTAAGTGGAGGAACTTGGGGTTATTTAATGTCTGATAACAATGAAGGATATGTAAATGGGGCACAATTTACAAATGCAGATGCGGCAGGTGCCGGTCAAGGATATATGTTCGATTATCCTTCATCACAATCAATGATGATAATTTATTCTGCTGACACTTATGGTGGACCAGGAAGAATGGTTTTAACTGGTAGTACTGGAGGTAACTGGCACACACAAGGAGGTAAACCTTGGGTATCAGGTATATTACCTTACCCAATGAATTTAATGAGTGGACAAACATTTGTTATCACATCAAATGAATCTACAGGAGGTGCTAGAAGTATTGCAGGTACATTACAAACAAATGGTCAAAATGGTTTTGAAGTACCAAGAGTTATGTCTCAAACAAATGCAACAACTTACCCGAATATTAATTGGGGACCAGCAGTTTCTGTATATGACCCAGCAGATACTTCAGAATCACCTTTATCACCAACTAAATTAATACATGCGGGAGATGACGGAACCAGAGACATACAACCAATAGGTTACCCAGCTACAGGATACACAGTAGAATTTAACTGGAAATTTGGTAATCATATTGGATACCATACTGGGGGTACTACAGGTTGGACTGCACAAACCTCTGGTACAGTTTACACTTGGAGTGGAAAAACTCAAGAAATGGTAGTTGCCACATTAAGAAGTAGAGGAAAATATGCAGGAGATGTATTCTCTGCAAATGTTGCGGGAGATCTAAATCCTCCAGGTGTTACAGATTTCCAATCACCTTCATTTGGTGTTAGAAATACTGTATGTGACGGTACTGTGGCTACATGTCCGGAACCAAGAATTGTTGATATTAATACAACTAACTATAAACAAGATTTTTATCTTTCTGGTTATACTAACACAACAGGGGGTAATTTTAATTATGAAGTTAATTTAGACGCCAATTCACAAAAATATATAACAAAAGTTTTAGGTACCAAAAAATTTGATAAAAACACTCATATGTGGGTGGAAGAAAATTATCCTAATACTTTAAGCCAATTAGCAGCGTCTGCTGTTACGGTTTCTAATCTTAGATTTGGACAGGTAGGTAGTAATATATCAGCAGGGGCATCCTTTTCAGATTATACTGAAGATTGGCAACCATTAGGTGCAGTTGAGGGACCAGCTACACCTTATATTGTTTCAGAAATAAGAGGTGAAAATATATTTAGATTATTTAGATGTATTTTAATAGCTGATGGAAACACAGCAAATAACTCAGTTAAAATATCAATCCAAGATATTGATGTTAATAATAAAACTTTTACATTAACAGTAAGAGAATTTTCTGACACAGATACAAATCAAAGAATAATAGAAGCTTATACCCAATGTACCCTTAATCCAGAAAGTCAAAATTATATAGGTAAGAAAATTGGTACAGAAAACGGAGAATATGCGGTTAGGTCAAAATACATAATGTTAGAGTTTG